ACCGGGTTGACGGTCGCGTACGCGAGACGCATGACCATTCGCATGGCCACGGCGTCCTGCTGCATGAGGTTGAGGATGACCTTGCCGGTGTCGTCCGACACAACGCCCTCGGTGAACATCTTGAAGGTGATGTCCTGGCGGATGCCAATAATCGCCTTCTTGAAGTCGCCCGCGAGCAGGGTCGCGCCAGTCGTGGTCGTGGGGAGCTGCCACGAGCCGTTCTCGACTTCGGCCATGTTGTAGCCGTACAGCGTGCCGCCGGGAGAGCCGTTCAGGTTCGGCTGGTAGATCGGGATGCCCTGTGCCGAGCGCATTCCGACCATCTTCCAGTTCATGCCAGGCATGGCCGCGAAGCCGTTGACGCTGTAGCCGGTAGTTGCCATCATCATGCCCAGATCCGACACGTCCTGAGCAAGGTCAACCCCGGTGCCCTCGACCACGACGTGGCCGCTGAGCCCCGCGCCGACGAAGACAGACTCGCCCCACGTCACCGGCTTGTTGATGCCCCACAGCACCGCCGAGTCGATCAGCGCGCCGACCGCCTCTGTGATGCGAGGCTGAACCTGCGACCACAGCGGCACGTCCGCGTCGTCCAGGTACGCGATTGGGATAGGCACGATGCAGGCGAGTTCCTCCACGACCATGATGACGTTCTTCCACGCCATCTGGGAGGTCTGCTTCATGCCGGTGTCGCCGCCGACCCAGTACGCCATGGGCAGCACGTCGAGCACTGGCATGCGCTGGGTCTTCGATGACAGAGTTGTCTTGTTCATCAGGGTGAGGGCTGCCGAGTTTTTCGGTGCCTCCTGGATAATGGTCGCAGCAAGAGGCTGCGGCACAAGCGGGTCTGGGGTGCCCGAGCTACGGACGATCCCCTCATTGTAGATACCGGCCACGAGAGACCTTTCTGGCTACTGTCCGAGCAGCTGTCGGAACCATTGCTCTTGACTTGTTGGTGCTTGGCCGACGGGGGCTGATCCAGCCCGGAGGGATTCGATCGGACGTGCGCCCGATCCTGATTGTTGCCCGCCGTTCCGGCTAGCATTTTCTGTCAACTTGCCAGATGCGATCTGGTCCTTGATGAGCTGTTCCGCTATCGCCTGTGCGGTCTCGTCTATGACGCTGGCGAACGTTTCTGCTCGCTCGTTGATTTCCTCTTCCGTTCCGGTGCCGAGGAAGTCAATGAGTTCTACCGGGAGGTCGTTGGCCGCAGCAGCCATCATACGAGTATGCATGTCGCGTGCCTCGTCGCGCTCGCGTTCCGCTTCGCGCTGAGCTGCCTGAGCCTTTTCGACCTCTGTCATATTTGACTGGTCGAGTGTCTTCATCCTCGCCGCTGCAGCGGCGTTCTCCTTGGCGCGCCGCTCATGCTTCCGCGCCATCTCCTTCCAGTGAGCGACTTCGGATGCCAGGTCAGGCGTTTCCTCTTCGCCCTGCCCTTGCTCCTGCCCCTCACCTTCGAGCTGGCCAGAACCTTCTGGCAGCCCGGTGTCGCCGTTGCCCGTTGCGGGCCCAGGGCCATTCGCCGTTCCGGCGTCGGCTGCGTCAGCGCTCATTATTCCCCCTTGTAGAAGTCATGTCATCACGCATGCGATCCCGCCGCCAAGCGAGGCAAGTGCGCTAGGTGTATATGTTGACGGCAATGCCGTATATCCAGAACCCACAGAAGCAGCAAGGTAGTTGTTTACCTGCGTAATGCCTAGGTTTGTGAACAGACCGTTCGCAACAAACAATCCAGCAATTACCGGCGACGTCGTTGCTGCGCCATTCAGCAGTCCGACACGGTACAATGTGCCGGGCGTAAGTGTCACTGGAGACACAAGCGCCGCCGTATAAGAGCCGACAGTCATCATGTTTGCCGATTGGTCCGCAGTAGTGCCTAGCAGGTTCCCTGCCATGTCGTAAAGCCCGAGGAATGAGTTGGTCAGTCCCGCGCCCGCAGTGACGACTCCATATGACAGATTCGAGACGACGCCGCCCGGCCCTGACATGAATGTGAATAGCAGCAGCTTGCCCAGAGTTGAGCCGGGGAACTGGCTGATACTGAAACAGCGGTTCGGGTTGACCGTCCACGCAATAGCTCCGACATCCTGCGGCTTTGGCTCTTCCATCAGCGGCGGGCCAACAGGCCCCGTCGGACCAGGAGGGCCAGTCGGGCCAATCGGGCCAGTCATAGTAGTCATGACATCACCGCGATAATGCCGCCAGCGATGGAAGTCATCGCAGCAGGGCGCGTCGCAGGCAATGCCGTTAGACCCGTCACACTGCTGCTATATGAGCAAAGATACTTACCAGATGGCAAACCCAAGTTCGTGAATGCCGCAGAGTTCATCCCGAACCCAGCGAAGGTACATCCCGTCGTAGCAGCACCAATAAGCATCGCTATCTGATACCATGTTCCTGGAGCTAGCACAATCGGAGTAGTCAAGTTGATAACGGGAGCACTATTGGCTGTCATCATGTTAGCTGACTGATCAGCACTAGTGCAGAGCAGATTGCCTGGCGTATCATATATGCCGATGAAGCAATTGGCAAGACCCGCACCAGCAGCATTCACGCCGTATGTGATCTTTGAGACTGAACCTCCAAGATCAGACATGAATGAGAAGCATAGTACGCGACCAAGATAAGCACCTGAACCATAGTTCGGGTACGTAGTGAATCGCTGCGGATTAGCAGTCCACGCAATAACACCTACGTCATGTGGCCGTACCGCTGCTGGCGGAGCCATAGGCCCAGCAGGACCACGCGGCCCAACAGGACCTGTCTTGCCTATTGGCGCTATGACTGAAACTTGGACCGGCTCGTATGGTGCAGTAGTCATGACATCACCCACACGACATTGCCGCCATTCGGCGATAGAGCACCATGAGATGCCGGGAGAGCCGTCAGGCCAGATCCGTATATAGCCGACACATAGTTCGCAGGCGTAAGCCCTAGATTGGCATTGCCCGGCGTTCCATTCAGGAATCCGGTAAGCTGTGGGAATGTCGTCGCAGCACCGACGACTAGCCCAGCTCGGTAGAGTGTGCTTGGCTTCAATGTGTAAGCGGCTGATAGCGTTGCCAGGGTTGCGTTCGTCGCCATTAGCTGTGATGACAAGTCAGCGGACGAACTTGCTACAAGATTGCCATTCGCATCATATATACCGGCGTACGAATTGCTCATTCCCGCGCCGGCCACGCCACAACACCGCATGTAATTGATCGCACCGCCAGAGCCGGACATGAATGCCCACAGCAGTAGCTTCCCGACAACGGATGTGCCGTATGCGCAGTACCCTGAGTAACGCTGTGGATTGTGCGTCCACGCAACTACGCCACAGTCGACTGGCCGTATCTCAGGCGGCGGTATTGGCGGTCCAGTCGGACCTACTGGACCTGTTGGCCCTCCAAGTCCAAGCGTGCCCGCGCCGGTAATCTGAATCTTGGCCGGCAGTTCCGCAGTAGGGGTAGTCATAATTACCCCCTCCTTGTGAACGTCGAGGCCACCGACTGGATAGTCTGTGCAGCATTAGCTCCGGCCCATGACGCCTGGATGCCGATAACCCCGCCGGCAAATGCCAAGTTGCCAACCTGCCCGGAGAAGCTAGCGGTATTGCTTGCTGATGATCCAGAGCCTGATGCCGTCATGTCAGTCATCGACCCGATTATCTCAACACGAGCGTTCGACGAGTTGATAGGCATGACCATCAACTCCATCCAGCCTGCGACGGCATCTCCAGCAACAACCGCAGAAGCAAAAACAGCCGCACAAGTCGATAGGTGCGTAACCGTACCGCCAAGATTACACCACAGGTTCAGCGCGGTGCCCCAAGTCCCGTTAACCCATATCTTTAGCAGGTAAGCGCTCGCAAGCTGATTGCCGTTGACGTCAACATTATACGCTTTGGACAGAGGCAATGCCGATTGGGTGTTTGCGACATATGAAGCCGCGTCCGTCTGTGAACGGTCGAGATTCCATATCTGCGCGGCAGCTTGGCCATTTGCCCACCAAGTCGGACGGCTCTTGTTGTCCGCATACATGATGTCCGCCGCACCACGAGCAGCAGGCAGAGCCGCCTGCTCCGTGAAGTACATATCATTAGCAAGCAAGTCCCGGAAGTTAGACAGAGCATCGCCGTTGTTGCTAGCGGCGTACGTCGGCTGAGTAGCGAACGCAGTTCCCGCGCCACCCACAAAGAAGCACCCAATGACGGTCGTGGTGCCGTAATGAAGGTCAGTCGATGTGGCGACCTGGCCAGCTCCCGTGCCGATCGGCGTGTTGAATGAACATCCAATGATCGTTATGTTAGCTGTAGAGCCCCAGAAGATGTCGCGGTTAGCAGCACCCGCCGTCAGGCCATTCGACGCGAATATACAATTGCTGAATAGGACTTGGTCCGGCACATTCTGGAATAGAGCACCGTAAGTATTGCCCTGCTGGAATATACAGTTGCTGAATGAAATCTGCCTACCGCCGGTAACCTCCAGCGGATAACTGCCCTTCTGGATGATCGAGTTCGACACCGTAATATTGAACGGATTATTGCCAGAGCTGGGCTGAATCAGAAGAGAGGCACCAGAAGTAGACGCAGCACCGCAGTTAGAATTGCTGATATCAATTCCGCTGGAAAGGCCACCAATAATAATCATGGTGTTGAGATTGCCGCCACCGGTGATGTTTGTTATCTGGACGCCAATAGTGTCCAGAATGTATATGCCCGGCAGAGTCTGACAGTTCTCAAACTTACAGTCGGAAATCAGGGCATTCATCAAGTTGTCGACCGAGCCCGTACCCTGTAGCAGTACGCCACCATTACAGGCGTACGAGTGAACCCTGTCAATAGTCGGGTAGAGGCTATCACCAGTAGAGTCAGTCACTACGATTACGGCATACCCGTTACCGTAAAGCACTTCAACGTTAGAAACTCCAAAATTAGTAGAGTGCGCAACATTAACCGAGTTACAAACAGGGTTTGATGAAGTGGTCGTAGACGGGAACTGAATCATCAGATCGCGAACGCTATTGGCATTTCCGCCGGCAACCCTGAAGACGGTACCGCCCGACAGCCCGCTAGTAGGCTTGATGAACGTCGACTGCGCATCACCCATGACAGTGACGCCAGTAAGATTCGTCATCGACAATTGCACCGAGATCTTGTAGCTGCCGGACGGCAGGTAAACGATGCCCCCGCCAGCCGCACCAGCTGCGGTGATCGCATTCTGGATTGCCGTTGTCGAGTCAGCAGCGCCCGTCTTGTCGCCGCCATACTGCGTAGATACGTTGTACCACAACACCCCCGGAGTTCCGGCCGGGCCAGTAGCGCCTGTGGCTCCGGTAGCGCCAGTAGGCCCCGGATTTCCCTGTGGTCCTTGCGGCCCTGCCGGTCCTTGCGGCCCTGTAGCTCCTGGTGGCCCAGGGACTCCTTGCGTGCCGAGTACAGCTACCTCGACCTGATACGGCGCAAAGAGTGCAGTAGTCATTGCGTCACCTGTAGCGTGACCGTCACCGTGCCGTACGCAATAGTTGTGATGCTAGGCACGGAAAGCTGAATGTCCCATGCCGCCGTGGCCGGTAGCTGAGCAGAGTCTGCGGCAAACAGGTGGAGATGAAGCAAGTTCGTCGTCGTCGCGTCGACCTCGACATCCAGGTTCGCAAGAATCATGTCATCATCTGGAGCCGGGCGGATCTGCGACATGGGCAATGCCTGAGACAGATTGACCGGGTTGTTGTTCGCGTCGGTAACCAGCATGTCAAGGAAGAAGTCATCACCCTGATAGATTGAGAGATTGATCACCGCAGGCAAGACGGTGACATCCTGTTCCGCTTGAACTCGCGGAGCAACGCCCGGTGCATATTCAGAAGATATCGAAGCAAGACGCGGCGGACGAGCACCTTGCGTCCGTACCTGGCCACTTGCCTCAGCCATTGCACCCTCCCAACATACACCTTCCGCGAGTATACGCCTATCCGGCCGGAAAGTCTAGCCCTATTTATCTTG